CAGATGATTTCCAATACAGTAAGGAACTTCCAACAGGACTGTGTCCCGACGGTGATGAGATGTCTAAGCCTGGACTTAGGCTCAAACACGATGCCTGCAATTTACTTCACAGGTATTTTGAGGAACTACAAGGGACCGCCTGGCAAATATCAAAACTCTATAAACAAGCGGATCATGAAACAAAATATTGTATAAGGCAATTAAATAATCTCTGTCACGAAATAGAAAGTTGGGTTTTGAGTTATAGGAAAAGTGTAGTCGATCCGGATTGGATACGCCCGTCACAAATTACAACATTCCTTAATGCTCCGAGACTCAATCTTCATGAGCAAGATTTTGAATTATTCAAAGAAAATAGATATAACCGAGAACTTGGCGGAGTCTATCTTCACTGGAGTCAAGTGGGCAAGACATTATATGAAGTGTTCAGAGACGAACACGCTCCTGTCATGACAGAAACACTGTGTAGTGAAATTAACCATCAAAAGTTCTATTCTGGAGAATTTGATATAGAATGGGGACAGACGATCACAGAGGATGACAAATTTAAAAAGCAGGAAATGGATAATTTCCGTGCATGGCTGAAAGATAATGATTATGATTGGGAAGATCCTAAATTGTCATTGGGTTATATCAAACTTGGACAAGTGGATTTACAGTCAACATTTGGTGGAAAAGTTTTTGCTGATGTGTACCACCAAATGAAAAATAATTTAAATATTAAAAAGATTTACACTCCAGTCAGTCTGTCCAGTTGTGAATATCAATATTCGCTAGATAGTGATGACTGGAAACAAATACAAATGAAAGGTCTCAAGTCCGGGTATGAATCACGTAGTATGCGTTAAATGGGGGAACAAATATCCTGCCAAATATGTCAATGTTCTAAAGAACATGGTGGCACGTCACACCACAGTACCGTATTCATTCCATTGTCTTACAGACGATGCATCCGGCATAGACCAAGATGTTAATATAGTGCAACTCCCAAACCAGCCGCATATTAGAACTTGGTGGAGTAAACTTTATATGTTCTCACCTGACATGCCTGTCAAGGGTACTATACTTTTCTTTGATTTGGATGTGGTGATATTTGACAACATAGATGTTTTATTTTCACACAATCCAGAGAAATTTATGATAATACGAGATTTCAATCGTTGTAGAATCAAGGATTGGAAACTGTCCAATTCCAGTTGTATGCGTTGGGACTCCGGCACTATGAATTATCTTTGGACAGAGTTTGCCGAGAGGCCAGACAGGATTATGTCACAGAACCACGGTGATCAGGATTGGATAACCAAGAGAGCCAAAGACCACATAACGCATTGGCCCGACGAATGGATCAGAAGTTACAAATGGGAAATGGTGGGATATAAAGACACAAAATTGCTGTCAAAAGATGGAAGGAAATTTTTCCAAAAACCCGCAAAAATAGAACCAGGAAATAGAGTCGCAGTGTTCCATGGACAACCCAATCCAATGGATTGTTCAGACAAGTTTGTGGAGGACAATTGGAAATGAGAAGTTTCGGCAAAGTGGCTGTGAAAAAGATCAAACCCGAACTATCGGATATACCCGAAGACTGTGGCTACCAGAAAAAATTTCGTTTTAACATAGACATGAACTCGAATGGCATTATGGGCGAATGCATAGAATGGTGCCAGGTGAACTGCACGGGCAAATGGGGTTGGTGGTTTGAAAATAACAATAGAATTGAAAATCCAAAGACGCATTGGGAGGACCAGAACTCCTACATGAGTTTTCAGTACAAAAGAGATGCCACCCGGTTTTGGCTGGCAATCGGTTTACAAAATATGGGAGAAAAGAGTAGATAATTAATAGTATGGAGATTGAAAATATGAAATGGTTCGAAATAACTGACGAAGCCAAAAATCAAATGGAAAAACTTCTCTCAAAAAATCCAGGCAAGTATGCTGTATCACTGATGGTAGTTGGAGGAGGATGTGCCGGTTTCAAATACGACTGGGGATTTATAGACTCAAAAGACAAACTAATTGACGGTGATCATGTAGAGGACTGGGGCACAGGAAAATTTGTTGTAGATGAGGCTTCCATGATGTACGTGGCAGGTACCAAGGTGCACTGGAAAGAAGAAGTCTTTGGTTCTCAATTTGAAATTATAAATCCAAACGCACAGAGCGGTTGTGGTTGTGGTGAATCCTTTGGTGTGTGATGGACACAGCGTTTATAATCGGAAACGGTGAATCAAGAAAAATTTTTCCAATAGAAAATCTTAAAGGACAGGGCACCATATATGGATGTAACGCCATATACAGGGATCATCCAACATTGTGTGACCATATTGTAAGCGTAAATGCACCCATGTACGAAGAAGTGATGGACTGGTATAATGTTGCCAAACCTGAGGGCGTACAAGTCCATGGCCCCGATGACATTTCGGAATGGAACTATGTTGACGGACTTCCCGATGAGTTGCCTGGCGGATTAAAAATATACAGGCTTTGGCGCGGAATGTCTAAAGTAAAATGGGGGAACAAGATTAAAACACACGACTTCGCTGAAAACAGAGGTTCAGGTTGTAGTGCCCTGCTAATGGCCGCCGAAGCAGGACACAAAAACATTTTATTTTTTGGATTCGATATATTAGGTGCCAGACAATGGGAGATGGACGAAACAAGCAGACTGCAAAATAACTGCTATAAGGAGACTCCAAACTATCCACAAAGGGAAAGCATGAAGGCCTACATGAAATATGAATGGCTTTTCCAGATAAGGCAAATCATCCTTAGATTTCCAGACACAAATTTTTATTTCTTAAACAGACGTGAATATATCGAACGCAATTATTTCCTAAGAGGATACTTTGACCAACCGAATATCAAAGTCGGCATCTATGCTGATCTACAACGATGGATTACTGGCCAACAAGATGATATTCAATGGCAGAAATTATAGATCGCACTTGTCACAAAAGTGTTTGTGACCTTTTTCAACTCTAGCAGGATCTACCTTTGATTTGGGTTTTTTAAAAGTGTCACCACAGGTGTCACATTTAAGCACGTATATTATGTTGTTCCTTCTTACGGTGTGACAGATCCCCAACTTACTCTCCCTTTTGTATAATTTCAAGGTTTTTTGAGTCTCAACGAACATCAAAACTATTTAATAAATACACATAAACCGATATATGGCTAGAAAAATAATAGACACAGGAACACTAGGAAACCCCACTACAGGCGATACTTTACGTACGGCCATGACAAAGGCCAACACCAATTTTGAAGAACTGTACACGGATTTGGCGGCCACAACATCATCAAACGGAATATTAACAAGTGCCACAACCAACGATGATGTCAAAATTTTTCCAAACGGAACGGGTATTGTCGAGATTGACAGGCTGTCACTGAACAACACCACAATAAGTTCATTAGACACCAACGCAGACATCACTCTTACAGCAAACGGAACAGGTAGCATAGCAGTATCCGGACCACTGAAAGTTGGCACAGGATCAGCGGCAGGTGCCATCACCTCCAATGGTGCACACGATTTAAAACTTGACACAAACGGTGGAACAAATTCAGGCTACATCGAAATCAAGGATGGAGCAAATGGCGACATAACAATAGAGAACGATGGCACAGGTGACATCCTACTGAAATGCGGTGGCCAAGTTGGTATAGGTAATGTCGGTTCACCCGACACTTCAGTACACGTTAAAACTGCGGCGGCAAAAGTAACACTGCAAAGAACCGCTGACGCAAACACACCTGGCATAAGTTTTCAAAACTCAAACGGAAACGTGAGAGCGGAACTGATGATGGATGGTACCTCAGGTACTTCGAATACAGTATTTGTGAAAACGTATGATGGTGCTTCATTGGCAGAAAGATTTAGGGTAACACACACTGGGGCCAAAGTAACAGGCACATTGGACATCGACGGCGGTATAAGCATCACTGACAACAAAATAACGTCATCGGCTTCAAATGCAAATATACAAATTGATGCATCTGGAACAGGTGCAGTAGAAATTTTAACAACAGTGGTTTTGATGGCAAACTTGCCAACATCAGATCCTACTGTTGCTGGACAATTATTCAGAGACGGTACAGACTTAAAAGTAAGTGTCGGATAATAGGAGATCGCTATGGCAAAGCAGACAATTGATCTCGGTACATTTGGCGGAGCAGACGGATCAGGTGACAGCATCAGAACAGCAGGTGTAAAGATCAATGACAATTTTAGTGAGGTATATGAATTTGCCCCTGTAAAATCTGATATTAGATTCCAGGGCAATAACATAGTAACACTTTCATCTAATGCCAACATCGATATATCGGCCTCAGGTACTGGAAGTGTCAATTTAAAAGATTTCAAAATAAACGACAACAACATAGAGACAACAAACACAAACGGTGACCTTAGGATAGTTCCTAGTGGCACTGGTTATGTGATGATAGATGGATTGGGATTCTCCGGGACAAGCATTCATGCTCCAGATTCATCTAGTGTGAACATCAATGAAAATTTGATAGTTGCAGGAACACTCAATGCAGGTGCACCAACATTTGATGCCGCAGTGACAGTTGAGTCAACACTCGATGTCACAAGTGCAACCACATTGTCAACTTTAACTGTATCTGGTGCATCTTCATTTGTTGGACCATCAACAGTAGACAACCTAACTTTCAATGACAACATTATTTCAACAAGTTCAAACGCAGATCTAATTTTGACTCCGGGAGGAACAGGAGTTGTCAACGTTTCCAACATCACTGTTGATTCTAGTATTAACTTGACGGACAATGTTATCAAAGTCACACGTTCGGACGATGACTTTATTCTTTCAGCAAACGGTACAGGTTCTGTACAGGTTTCAAAAATAGATATGAACAGCGGCACTGTGGACAACACTGTAATTGGTGGAACGACACCAGCGGCAGGTACGTTCACAACTTTGGTTTTCGATCCTGTGGCAAGTGGAAGCCTATCATCTTCGGGAGTTACTATCACGGACAACAAGATAACTGCAAATCAGTCAAATGATAATCTAGAACTTGAGGCAAACGGATCAGGGTATGTTTCTATAAATGGCATACAATTTCCACACGCAGACGGAAGTTCTGGGCAATTATTAAGAACGGACGGAAGCGGACTGCTTTCATGGGTAACAAGTCCTATATTGCTTGGACAATCAGACATCCAGGACGCACGAAACACGATTGGATTTTCGTCAATCACTGAAATAGACGCAAACACGGCTGTTGGAGCACATGAAAATATAGGTGCCGGAACTGACAGTGTGTTAGATAGTTTTGATCAAGCCAAGTATGACAGTGCATGGTATCTATGCCTGCAGAGGTATGACGCCACCGACAGTTCGATCGAGTACGCAGGATTCAAGACAACCATTGCACAAGGAACAGCAGATGGATCAACATTTGATGCTTTCGATGGAACGTCACATATTATTAAAACAAATGATAATGATGAGATTTTAACAATTTCTTCAGACATAAGAAGTTCAGTCAGCAAAGTGAGATTAAAAGCACAGGCAGGAACACTGGCTGACGGTTCAACCAAATCCACATTCAATGCGTTGACTTTCTACAGAGTAGGACTTGGAGACAATGATTCTTCGGGATACACAGACGGCAACGTCGCCACAAAAGTTACAGCAGACCTTGACAGTGCAACTGCAAACATAGACAGTTTTGCCCATGCAAGTTTCAGAGGTGCAAAGTATTATGTTTCTGTGAACAACACAACCACACAGGAAGTGATGAACGCGGAACTTATAGTTGTTCACAACGGAACTGATGCATTTATACACACATACAACCAGTTTACGACCAATTCCGGTAACACTCCATTGGCGACATTCACAGCAGATATAAGTGGAAGTGATGTAAGACTGAGAGGTGCCAATGGTACCGCAGGAACTTGTAGAGTTACATTGTATAGAATACTATTGGCCGACAACGAATCTGCCTCGACTATAAACAGTAATGAAAGTATTATTGGTGCACAGACTGTCAGCAACACAGCATCCACAACAATAGACACAAATTCATTTAGGGGATCAGCAAGTCCAGACATGAGCTCTCAGAAAGTTATCAACTCATGGGCCAAAACAGATTTCGATAGTGTTTTCTATCACATGGTACAGAAAGATATGACAAACAATGAATTCGTAATGAACAAGTTGAGTGTGAACCATGGCATCAGTTCGGACGGCAGTACAGAAGCGGCGGGTGTAGCAGAAAGTCATATAATTAAATCAGGTGAGATGAATGACATCTCTGCGTTTGATGTTGCCATAAACGGTTCTAATGTGGAATTGAAAGCAACTGGCCAGAGTGATGGCTCCACAACAATACAGAATTCTTTACAGTATTACGCAATTGGTCTTGGTCCAAACACTACCACGGCCACATCAGGAAATATAGGCACACAAGCAGGTGTCATTGCAGGAGGTAACAACGAAACCACAATAGATCACGTAACTGCATCTGGAACTACACAGGGTATTGTTGCCGCCGAAAGGACAGTGGCTGAGTTTACAGCAGGACAATATGATAGTGCTTGGTACTTCGTAGTTTCCAATGACGTTGTAAATGGCAGTTTAGAAACACAAAAAATATCATTGATGCACAACTTGACAGATGCGTTTGTCACAAGTTCGGCAGTGGTTGCAACCGATCCGGGCGACACCCATCCAACATTTGATGCTGACATAGTTTCTGCTGGTGACAGTACAAGCAAAGTTAGATTGAGATCAACTGACTCTGATGGTAGTACAGTGACACCATCAAACACATTGGCATACTATCGTATTGGCTTGGGCGATGACGACTCCACAGGCTATGCAGGAGCAGAAACAGACGAAACAACAATCGCAAGGGTGACACTGGACAGTTCAGTTGCAAACATAGACACGTTTGCCTCTGGTGCCAACTCCGGAGCAAAATATTTCATATCTGTGAATAACTTATCAACAGGAGAGGTTTCCAACATAGAAGCCATTGTGACACATGACAACTCCGATGCATTCATAGTATCCTACAACGAACATTTTTCAGGTAACAATTCATTGATTGAATTGTCCGCTGATTTGAACGGTGGCAATGTTAGGTTGAGAGGAAGTGCAACGGCAGGCGGAAGCACAAGAGTAACGGCATACAGGATATTACTTGCCGATTCCGAATCAGAACAAATAGGAACAAACACGAGGACCACTACGACCGTGACAGACGTAACCAGTGCATTCACAACAATAGATACTTTCAATTCAGATTCGGTGGATGCCGCACACTATATTATTGTTGGAAGGACAGGATCAAATGGTGGATCGGTGACTGAGGCCACAGTTGTCACAGACGGCACAAACGCATTCGTATCACAGCACGGTGAAGTGTCCATGAAGACACAGCATGATACTGCACACATTACACTACAGGCATCACATGATGGATCGAACACAGTAACACTGCAGGCGTCGGCAACAAATGCCGCAGGTGGCGGGCAAAACACCGCAGTCACAGTGTACAGGATCGATCTTAAGGCGCCTGTTAACAACACCGTGACGCTTGACAGTTGGGCATCAAGTTCATATAGGGGAGCCAAGTACTACATATCAGCAGACGACACAATCAACGGACACGTTACAAATATTGAATGTCTGGTGGTGCATGACGGAACCGATTCTTACATCTCTACTTTTGGTGAACACAGCAGTCACGGAAGTCTTATGACTGTGACAACAGATGTCAGTGGTGGAAATGTTAGACTACTTGCAACTCCTACATCGGCAGATGTAAAACTAAAATTCTACAGGATCAGATTGGCAGATAACGAATCAGGATCTACAGGAACAGATTTCAACACAGTGGCGGCAACCACGGTATCAAGTTCGGCCACGGCCATAGACACATTCGTGGACACACAATTTACAGGTGCTCATTATGTGGTTATCGCTCGTAATGCCTCTGAAGGCAGTTCGGAAATACAGGAAGCCACAGTGTTAACTAACGGTGCGGAGGCCTTTGTGTCACATGCTAACCATGTATCATCCAAGTCAACACCAATGTTGACCCTATCAGCGGCACATGATGGATCAAGCACTGTGACTTTGAGTGCGGCATCATCGGCTGGTGGCAGTACAACAGTCAACGCCTTTAGGATTCACATGAAGGTTGAAGATGCATTCGCGTATGATGTAGTAGATACCTTTGCATACGCAGGAGTTCAACTGGCAAACTATATTGTGGTAGGAAAGAACGCGACCAGTGAATCACAGATAGCAGAACTCATGGTTGTGTCTGACGGCACAGCACCATATATTGTTTCAGATGTTGCAAATATCAGCACACATTCAGCAACCAGTAATTTAATGAATTTCACTGTGGCACACAACGGGAGTAACGTTGAATTACGTGCAGAAAATACACAACAAAACACAGACACCACAGTCAACATGTACAGGATAGCCCTAACAAGGTCAGCAGGTGCACCTAGTTCAATCGCGACACTGGACACTTTTGATAAGACCGTTTACAGAAGCGCCAAGTACACAGTTTCAGTAAGTGACACTGAGACCGGGGCACTGGGCCATTACGAAACGACTGACATCAATGTAACACACGATGGAACCAATGTTTATTTTTCGGAATTTGGTAGGGTTGGAAACAGCACTTCGAACCTAGTGGCATTCTCCACTGATATAAGTGGTAACGATGTGAGGTTGCGAGGCACGATAAGTAATACTAATACACACACGGTTACAGTGGTGAGAAGGGTAATGAAAGTTTAACATGGCACAACAGGTAATAGGAATAGGAACTAATGCCAATGACGGCACAGGTGATACGCTACGTGCCGCAATGGATAAAATCAATGATAACTTCACAGAAGTCTATACGGCTCCTGGTATATCATCTGACGCCATCCTTATCAGTGGAAACCAAATTGCGTCAATAAGAAGTAATGACGACCTAAATTTTGCGCCTGCTGGTACAGGAACAATTAATTTCCCAGCAATTAGATTCAACGACAACAACATCGAAGGCACACGATCCAACGAAGACATAAATTTGAAACCTGCAGGTACAGGGTCTGTTGTGTTTGGTGCAATCAAAATTAATGGTACAAGTCTTAGTTCAGACGATTCAACAACAATTAATATCAATGAAGGACTTATAGTAGATGGAACAATAAATGTTACTGGTGCATCAACATTGTCAGGTGCGACCAATCTAGGATCAACTCTTGCTGTTCCGTCAGGGCTCACAACACTATCAACTTTGACTGTGACCAGCACCACAAGTTTGGCTGGGACAACGACAATAGATAATCTTACTTTCAATGACAACATCATTGGAACATCTTCAAATGCTGATCTTAACCTGACACCGGGTGGTACAGGAAGTGTTGTCGTATCAAATTTAACTGTTGATTCAAATATCAACATAACTGATAACGAAATTACAACAACGCAATCCAACTCTGACCTAGTCATTGCACCTTCAGGAACAGGGCAAGTGGTTATGTCAAAAGCAGACATCAATGGTGGCACCATTGACAACACAGTTATAGGTGCCTCGACACCATTGGCTGGAACTTTCACTACGCTTACTGCAAACACTTCAGCAGTGGTCGATGGAATTACTATTACAGATAACACGATATCAACAAACGCATCAAATGCCAATTTAGAATTAACAGGAAACGGATCAGGTGGGGTCACTGTAAGTGGATTTACTTTTCCAACTTCAGACGGCACGTCAGGCCAGTTCGTAACAACAAACGGACTTGGAGTTTTATCTTTTGCAACGGCCGGTGCAACATTGACTCATTCTGCTATTTCAGATGCTACAACAACAGTGGCCAGTTCGGCAACTTCAACTTTGAACACTTTTGCTCTGGCAACATACAGAAGTGCAAAATATTACATAAGTGCAGTTGATGCCACAAACGGCAGACACGAAATTGTTGAGGCCAACGTCACACACAACGGATCGGATGCTTTTATCGCCACGTTTGGTTCTGTGTCAAGTTCTGCTACTGGTTTGGCAACGTATTCTGCCGATGTTGATAGTGGCAATGTTAGATTAAGGGTGACTAACATATCTGACAACAGCACAGTATTCAAGTTTCAAAGAACTGTAATAAACGTTTAATAATTTTTTATAAATTTAACACATTAATGAGAAAATTCACAAGGAATCATAGACATCGCCGGTCGCCGCAATCAGAAATAAATCGCCTAAAGGAGGCAGTCAAGCGTGAGAACGACAAAGTCGAGCGTGAAAAACTGCTACAACAACTCGAACACTGGATACGGGCACAGAATAATACTCAGTAACTTCCAATAAATACGCTTGTAAGGAGTAAGATTAATGGCAACACCAGTGTGGACAACCACAGCAGGTAAACTGGCGACATTCAATGAAGACAGCTCATATTCTCTTCAATTAGAAGCGAATACTAGTGATTCAACGGCTATAACTTACTCCGTGATAGCAGGAAGCCTCCCGACAGGAATGTCAGTCACATCCACAGGCTTACTTACAGGTACTCCGGCCCAGGTTGCCAAAAGAACTCTTTACACCTTCGTCGTGCGAGCCACGGCCGGCAGTACAGTCACAGACAGAACTTTTACACTTGATATTGAGGGACAGGACGCTCCTGTATTCACAACAGCATCGGGACAGTTACAACTTGCAGACTCGACTAGAGTTGGATTGTATTGGGCGTTGGATGGGGAAAGGGTTGAATTCCAAATGGTGGCTACTGACGCAGACACCAGACCAGGTGGTGCTGTAAGTTTCAGTATTTCAGAAGGAATATTACCACCAGGACTTTCCATGAACTCGGCAGGACTTATATCAGGAACTGTCAAACTGACAGATGATTACTTTGAAGACTCAACTAGACAAATAGCATTGACCTTTGCTCTCACTATGCGAGTCAGTGACGGAACCAGTGTGACAACACAGGAAAATAATATTTTTGTATATTCTGCTGATTATTGGAACGTAAACAATCCTAACATCACAACAGACATGACCGAGATCAACGGTGTGCCTGTAACAATGGACCATACTAGTCAGAGGAGACCTGTATTCATTACCGATGCCAGCCTAGGAACATTTAGACATGACAACAAGGTGGTAATAAAAATAGACATAGACGACTTAGACAGCACTGGTAATCCATTTGTGTACACAATCCAGTCTGGCGCTCTGCCATCAGGACTTGCTATTGATTCAAGTTCAGGTGAAATATACGGAAACCTAGGTAGGCAGGGAGAAGTTACAAAAGATTTTACATTTACAATTAGAGCTACCAGAACAATGGATACTGGACAATTGGTTTTTACAGACAAACAGTATAACATGACAGTAATAGGTGACCTAGATATAGGTGTAACATTTACTACTGCCTCAAAAGTTGGTACGCTGACAGCGGATATTCCTAGCACATTGGCCATTGAGGCCACGGCAACAGAAGAAAATAGAGTACTATCATTTTCTCTTACTTCTGGATCTTTGCCACCAGGCATTACACTTTCACCATTGGGTAATCTTGTTGGAACAATCGATCCCAGCGAATTAACAGATTCTACAAGAACTTTTACTTTTACAGTTACAGCACAGGACCAATATCAAGAATCCATTTCATCAAAAGAATTTACTTTGGATATAAATGTTCCATACACAACGATAGAATATGGAAATCTCATGGGCCACGCAACTTCTTTTATAGATCAAAATATATTTTACAATATAGCACAGGATCCAAACATAAACTCACCAACTGAAATTTATAGACCTGAGGACTCAAACTTTGGAATGCGTCTAAGACCTGAAATGCTAATGATGGCAGGTATAGAACAACAAACACTTACCACATACCAGAATCAAATGGAATCCAATCACGCACCTATAACATTATTCTTTGGTGAACTTAAAACAGGTAAAGCAAAAGTGGCAGGAACTGTTTTATATGAAGTAATATATTTAGAAATGCACGATCCTTTTGTGAACAATGACGGAGTTGAAACCGGTGCAACAACAATTAGACCAAATGCTGTTGAGAACATGCGAGATAGAATGAAAGCATTGGGAAATGATGAATGGACTTTCTTACCTTTATGGATGAAAACAGAACAAGACGGAGAAGTTGGACCTAAAGGATACATAAAGGCTGTACCGATCTTATATTGTAAGCCAGGTACTTCTGGAAAACTGAAGAAAAGGATAGAAGATCTAAAACTTAACTTTAAAAATATTGATTTAATTATTGACAGATATACGGTTACTAAAGCCAAGGTAGATCCTAACACTTTCACAGGCGATGGATCCACAGTATCCTTCGAACTTGAGGAAATTGTACATGAAGAGGATATCTTGGTAAAAGTAGGAACAACTACACAGACGCTGGATACAAATTTTGAACTTACACACAACACATCAACAGTAAAAACAACGATTACGTTCCTAACAGGAGCACCTTCAGACGGAGATGTTATAACCGTGGAGAGAAGCAACGATAAATATCTAAGATTTAGGGATATAACATAATGGCAAGTAAAATAGTACCAGGAAACATAGACGGAACGTACCCAACAGCAGGACAGGACAATAGTTCTCAGGGCCTAAGGGACAACTTCAATGCAATCAAAAACAATTTCACAGAAACAAAAACAGAAATAGAAGACCTACAAAGCAACAAGGCCAACTTGAATGCGACCAATGATTTTGCAGGAAACACTATCACAGATGCTGAACTAAAAGACAATTCGGAAACAGTTTTTGCACATGGAACTACAGGTGGTTCTATCACATTGAATCATGAGAACGGACACTATCAAACTCTTACTACAAATGCTTCAATAACTCTTGCATTTACAAATTTGCCGGCCGCAAGTAAATTAGGCAGGATCATATTTGACGTCAATGTCACATCAAATGCTCACACAATTACCATACCAACAGCGGTAATAGTTTCGGGTGGCGTAACGGGTGGCGACGGAAGCTCAGACACAATCACTGTGCCTACTTCAGGCAGATATCTGTATGAGTTTATGAGTCCGGACAGCGGAACCACTATTTTAATGCATCAGTTAGGCAACAACTACATCTAATAGGAGGTAGTAATGTATTTTCATCCATTACAAGAAGAAATAGGAAACTTATCCGACGAGGACATTTCAAAGAGAATCAAAGAACTTTCTCGTAAAGTCAACACTGCAAGAAGGTTTGGAAGAAATCCAGACATGTTGGCACAACTCAATCATGCTCTAGCAACATACAGAAATGCAATTAGAGAAAGAAGATTAGAGCAATGGCACAAGAACAACAAGAAACTTCGTAACGAACCAGATATTGGTGACCTGATAAACATGGAATAGTAAATAGGTTTGATGTCAAACAGTTTTACTTGGAAGACCAAATTTAAATCAATTATAGTAGTAGACGGTGAATTGTTTTCTAACGAGTATGATGTAAAGATAAGTCTTACTCCACACACTGCGAGCCTGCAAGAACAAACAGCATATTTCGACAGACTTAAAAGTCTTTTTGAACAAGTGTTTGCAAACACAGTTACTACATGGAGAGATGAACCTCTGTATGAAGTTCTCAAAAAAAATACCAACAATAGATTTATTGAATTACCAAGACCTCCCTATGATCAAATAATGGCGGCAGTCTGTTTCTGCAAAGCAAATAGCATTCTAGATTCTAAAATGGTAATAAATCATATAGACTTGTCATCATGGCAAGGTGACGGTATTACCTATTCAGTTGACAAAGACAGCAAAGAGCTTATACTATTAGATAGGCCTAACTGGTTCTCAAAAAAATATGAAAATTTTGATCCCTGGTGGTTGAGGCCGGACACAGCAACATATGATAAAGAAACAGACAAAGGCATATACACAGGACACTTTAGTTGGACTAACCAGCAGATTCCAGTTGACAAGAGGCACGAAGAACATGCTAAAATATTCGAGTTCAACCCGAAAGTTTTAGATGGCGGAAAAGACAAAAATAAATGATCACGGAGACGTGCTGTTCACGGAACAGGACGCAATAGAACTTCTATACACAGATCCAACATTTGACATCAGCAAACTTTTTTTTGAAGACCCTGACAAATATAATTCGTGTGTAAAAGATCTAGGATTGGATCTTCCAATTATACATAAAGCACCTAAACGGGACGAATTATCAGAATTTGATAGTAAGAACACAGACAACTGGCACATGCCTGAAAAATATTACCAAATTAATGTACTGCAATGGCTTCTAGACAAGTGTCAAAATGATGCTGAGAAACAGCGTGTGCAGGAAGAGTATGATCTATTTGAAAAGAAAAAGTTCGTACGTGTTTTGCAGTTCTTGATATATTTTGTGGACACACTCAGAGCCAATAATATAGTTTGGGGTGTGGGAAGAGGTTCAAGTGTTTCAAGTTTCTGTTTATTTTTGATAGGAGTACACAAGATAAATCCTATGCTGTATAATTTGGATCACCGTGAATTTTTGAGATGATAAGTAATTAAAATAGGAGCATATTATGGTAGCAAGAGCACCCCGAAAAAGAATGTACAGATCAATGCAAGGACGTATGATCGACATTGAAAAATTAAGAGCGTCAAATGAAACTGTACAGGCAGTTGGTAATATGAATGTCAACGCCAGAGGAGACCAAATTGGTCCAGGAGGCAAGGTAGTCACAACCAAAGAACAAGTGGTTGCAAAATACTATGAAGCACCTAAAGGAGTAGTAGACGACACTCCAGCAAGAAGCAAACCAACACCAGCGGTAGCACCAAAGCAACCTGAGGTAAAAGTTATGCCACCAATTACGCAAAAGGCTCAACCAAAAACAGAGACTAAGAAAGTAGCCACTAAAAAAACAACAAGTACTGCCAAAAAAGGAATAGACGCGGCACTTGACGGACTAGAATAAATCACGTATAATACTTCTACATGGGACAGATAGAAGACTTACAATCAAAAGGATTTGGATCGCACGGTGGAAAGCAATACACCGTAGAGAACGATATTATACCTTTAAAGAAAAGAGTATTAGTTTCAGACATGCACTTTGGAGAGACTAAATCCAAAGGTGGGATCATACTAGTTGACGATGACGGCACAGCAGAAGGCATACACCCTAGATGGGGCAAGGTCTACGCAGTGGGCAAGTTACAAGAAGATGTAAAAGTAGGACAATGGATAATGGTGGCACATGGAAGATGGTCGAGAGCATTCAAGGTAAAAAGAAAAGAAAAAGGATCTGCCGGTGAGATAGGTGTTGAACTAGAAGTTAGAATGATAGATGAGAATGACATTTTACTTGTATCAGATGACGAACCAGAATTCAACAGAAAACAGGCAGGTTACATCAACATGGGCGGTGCCCAACAGATGACTAAACTACCTGGCAATGACTAGACCAATTCAAGTAGAAATCAAAAAGTTAGTGACAATGGCAGACCTTGGACTTGGGGTCAAACGTCCTTTAAACAAAGAAAAGAAAAAATGGATACAAGGACTAACAAAGAATAAGACACAGAAGCCAATACTTGTGGCACCAATCAAAGATAGTGGATACTTTATATTAATAGACGGATGGCACAGGGTACAAGCACTGAAGAAACAAAGTAAAAAAATAGCATTGGCAATCAAAGTGCCTGTTGCACAAGGACTTCAACTGGCAAAAGCAAACAAAATTCTCAGAGATGTAGACAGAGAATCAAAGTTCAAGTTAAAAGTTTCTGGTTTAATTAATGATTGGGCACAATCTCAAATTGACAAATAATCTATTTGTGTTATAATACTCATATGCGTATAGGTTTCTGTTGCAAATGGCTAAATGATACATCTGAATTTGGTGGCATGAAAGTGAATGCCAAGGATCGAGAACTGAACGGCAGATCGACAACAATGCGTTGGTTACGTGAACATCCAGAAGATGCAGTGCAAAGGCAATGGGACATCATGAACCATAATGCCACAGCCGCACGTAGATTGCTAGAACGTGTTGGCACACTTCCACCCGAACGTAGGATGGTCAGACTTGGTAGTGAGATGCTACAAGGCTACACAGAGAAAGACTGGAAGGCATGGTGGCAACAACCACACATACAAGACCATTGTGAAAGATTGTTTTCACCTGTTGGTGACATGGCAAGAAGATTAGATGTCAAAGTTAGTTTTCATCCTGGACAATTCTGTGTGCTTTCGAGTGTGACTCCGGATATTGTAGAACGTAGCATAGAAGAATTTGAATATCATGCGGACATGGCACGTTGGATGGGTTTTGGCAAGTCATTCCAAGACGGTTGCAAAATTAACGTACACATTTCAGGCAGGCAAGGCCCTGATGGCATACGGAAAGCACTTCCAAGACTTTCACAAGAAGCAAGAAATCTAATCACAATCGAGAATGACGAGATGGGTTGGGGACTAGATGCAAGTCTAGAACTGGAAAAGGATCTAGCATTGGTTATGGATATACATCATCACTGGATCAGGGACGAAGAATACATCGAAGCAAATGATGACAGAGTCAAAAGAGTTGTAGACTCATGGCGTGGACAACGTCCTACAATGCACTATTCGTATTCTAGAGATGAACACTTGGCAGTTGCAAACTTAGGTGACAAGACGCACACAGAAATGCACAACATCAAAGATTTACTAGACAGAGGTTGCAAGAAACAGAAACTACGAGCACACTCGGATCTATTACCAAACAGAAAAGTAAATGACTGGGCACTATCATTTTCTGAAAACTTCGACATACAGGTTGAAGCCA